CTAAAGGAACTTCGCCCCGCCGAGGATGCGGTAGTTGCAGACGATTTTTCCCGTCTTGGGTGGGACTTCGAGCTTGCGGAAAACGGCTTTGGTCAGGTCCAGGGCGTTGCGGGTGTAGCCGCTCGGGCCGAGATCGATAAAGGGCACGCGGAAGGCGCGCGTCTTATAGGTGACTTCGACCATCGTGCCTCCGGGATTCGGAGAGCCGTCGCGACGGAGTCCGAAGGGGAGTTTAGGCAAGGGGCTGCCCTTGAGACTGCGCACTCCGTAACCGTCGCAAGGCAGCGCGCAGCCGAGCAGATCCGGATGCCCCTTGGTGGGATAGCCGCAGGCGGTTTCGCCGGCGTCCTCGGAATCGTTGTCACCGCCAAACCAGGTCGTGGAAGCGTCGACGACGACGATATCCTTGCCGGAAACGTAGGCTTTCAAAAAGCTCCAGCCAGCGGGCCGGGGCAGGGGCTCGGAGGGCGGCCAGTCGGCAGTGGGAGCGGCCGAGGCCAGCGTTTCAAAGGCTTCGCGGGTGCGGGAGCCGATCAGACCGTCGGCTTTCACTCCGAGGGTGGTTTGCAGGGCGCGGCGTGCGTCGAGAGCTTTCATGGGCGAGGAGGTTGAAGGAACGAAACGAAAATCAGGGAGAATCCAAGGCAGGCGGCCGCGGCGAGGACCAGGCGCCATGGTTCATCGGGCGCGACACAAGTCATGAAGAGCTCGCGGAGCGGGTTCATCGCGGGGTGATGCCGACGCTCAGGCATTGTTTGCCTTCGCAATATTGCAGCTGCAATGAGGCGCAGCCGGAAAGGAGCGCGGCCGCCAGGAAGAGAGCGAGGATCTTCATTCGGCGCGTTCGTGAGGGAGAGTCAAGGCAACAGGGGGAGGTGCCTTCGGACCGGACTGCGCGGCTTTGTAAGTCGCCCAGAGGACGGCGACGCCGGAAATGAAACGCGCCCAGAGGGCGATGGTTGGACGCCATTCGACGGGCATCAGCTCAACCAATTGCCCGAGGAGCGCGCTTTGCTGCTCGGGCGGGGTATTGGCGATGAAACTAACGAAGCCGGTGATGGCCCCGACGATGGCGGTGAGGATGGCTTGGGGCTTGGGTTTCATGGTTTGGTGAACCTCATTTGTTGCTCGACTTGCAGGAGGCGCGCTTCGATCTGGTTGTCGCGCGTCTTCATCTCGCCGAGGCGGCTCTCCATCTCGGAGCGGGTGACGAGGGTGGCGACGGCGACCTTGAGATCGCGCACGGTGTCGGCCACGTAAGGGAGCGCGGTGCTGAGTTGGTTGAGTTTGTCGTTATTCTCGCTGGTCTTATTTCCGACCCAGGAGAGCGCACCGAGGATAATGATCGAGCAGAACGCGATCACCGCGGAGTTCGTGTTAAAACGAGCCGAGGTTTCGTGCAGGTGCGGTTCTGGTCCGTTAATCATCGAAAGGGGGAAAGCGCCGCGCAGCGTCTGACACTGCGCGGCGCTGAATAGGTTAGTCGTCGGTCGGCTATTCTTCGACCGGGGCCTGAAGATCGGGGATGGCGGCGTCGAGATCGGCCTGGCCTTGTTTCACGGCTTCGACCGCGGCGATGAGCGCATCGCTCGCGTTCGGGAGATCGGCGATCACCTTTTCGAGATCTTCGATCTTCTTGGTTTGTGCGTCGGACTTATCCTGCACGCTCTTGATTTCGGCGGCGGTTTTCTTTTGGCCTTCGGCGACGAGTTGAAGGTCGGCGGTGAGTTCTGCTTGGGTTTTCATGATGGCTGCGAGTTGCTGCTTTATGGTTTGCAGTGCCGCGGAGGGCACGGTTTCCACGATGATGTGGAAAGGGTTTGGGATGCGCGCGAGGGGCGCGAAGTGAAAGTGGATTTCGCTCACTCGGAAGGGAGGAGTTATGGCAGCGAAAGCGGTGTCATCACGGCCGGCGCGGATGTGACGACGACGAAGGTGAACTGGCTTTGCCAGCGGAAGCCGTAGTTGAAGTAATTGCCATTCTCATCGAGCCGGAGGCCGGCGCGGTGAATGCGAAAGATGTTGAGCAACGGGTCCCATATCCGCGCACTGCCCATCGTGGAGGAGACGTCTTGCGACTGCGCGATCAGGGCGAGCATTCCAGGGCGCTCGGGGAAGTAGAAGGGGCCGGTGCCGACGACGCGCATCGCGATCGGATCGATCCAATAAATATCCGGCGCTGGATTGCCGGTCACATCGGCCAGGAGGACGCCTCCGACGCTGGAGGTCGGCGTGTAATTGACGATCGAGGGACTAAGATAGCTGCCCTGGCTGAAGGCAGAAACGGCTAGGCTGAGGAGCGCGACGAAGGCGAGGAGACGGGTTTTCATGGAGTTTTAGCGGACTGGTGGTTTGTAGCCCTTGCTGCGGGCGAAATCTTCGAGCGGATCGAGGCGCTGGATCACGAAACCGGCGATCCCGGCGAGTAACATAATGACGAGCCCGAGGAGCACTCCGTTGAGGACGAGGCCGGTTTTCATGGCTTACTCCGCCTCCACCGGGTTCGTCGAAGTGGATTGCGCAATCGCCGTCCCGCCTGCGCCGTTGGCTTCGTCGAGGAAGTAGAGAGAGGAGCCGATGTCTTCCTCACCGGGCGTGTAAGTGGCGTCCGAACTCCACGCAGAGACCGGGCTGCCATCGCCACGAAACCAGCGATATGAGTGCGTATCGGCGTTGCTCCACGTCCCGGGATTCGCCGTGATCGCCCCTCCGACGATTGCGCTCACCGTGCTTGGAGATGGCGCCACCGTATTCGCAGGCCGCGTTCCCATTTCGACCTCGCCGTCGGGGTCGAGAATTTCCAACGTCGAATCCACGTTGAAGTCCTCACCGCTCTTCGTGATGCCGTCGCCGACATCGGTCCAACCGCGATTGTTGCCCATCAGATGAACGCCGGATGTGGCGCCGATCGGGATGATCGACGACTCTCCCTTGGAAAGAATCGTCAGGTCTTTGAGGAAGGGCGTATTGGAGACGGCCACCTGTCCGTAAATCGTGCCGGGACCGTAAGGGGTAACGAGCACCGGCCCGTCCACCTGAAGCGCCGGTTTGTCGTTGTCTTCACGCATGATCGAACCGATCGCGATTTGAAACGGCGTTTCCGTCGCCGTTAGGATGACGGTCGTTTCGCTCTCGGGGGCCGCGTCCACCTGATTCAGGATAAAGCCGCGGCGGTGCGTAATGTTTTTCAGCCGGGCCGCGATACCGCCGGAAACCTTCAGCGCGCCGATCGAGCCCACGAGTTCGATCGAACTGGCCGTTGTTCCATCGAAATCAACCATCGGGTCAGAAGTCGGCACGACCTGTTGCTCGTAACGGCTCACTTGCAGGCCGATGCCAAGGACGGCGATCAGGATCGATGTATTGTCGCCGGTCCAGCTCTTGCCCTCGATCCGGCCCTCGACGGTATCGTGAAAGTGATACGTGATCCGCGTAAGATCGTTGCCCTTGTATTTGATCGCGCATTCGCCGGGGTCGGCTTCCAGATGTTTCCCGGAGGTCCAAAGGCGCGATATGTTATCCACGCCGGACTGGCTTGCGGTGCCGTCCCCGTCGCAAACAATGGTCGAAATCCCGGAGCCCGTGGATTTGATCCGATCCGCGATGATGTCTGGCTTGCCTGTGATGTGATGCACGGTCGAGCAGTTCGCGCCGTCGATGCCATGGACTCCCACCGTGTGAACGATTCCTCCCTTGATCTTGAAAATGGAAAAGTTCGAAGAGTTGGTTTGCGCCGAATTTACGGACATCGCGATATTGTAGCTCCGCACATCGAGATGGTTTTGGTGAGTAGTCACCCGGTGAACGTGCTCGCTTACCTGACGCGTCATCGTGCCCGTGCCCGAGATCGAAGAGACCGTGGCATAGACGCGCATGGTCGTGGTCGTGAGCTTTTCCACGAGCCACACGCCTGCGTTGAGATCGTCGGTTCCCGAGTTGGTGAAACCGCTGAAGGTCACATAGCTATAGGCTCCCCACGCGCTGAAGTCTCCCGAGGTCTTTGTCAGCGTGATAATTCCGGAGCTGTAGGCAGCGGTAACCGAGGCCGATGCCGCTGCGCTGTTGGTCGTAGCGTTCGCGACCGTCTTCTTAATCAGCGCCCCACCTTCGATTTTGAAGATCCCCCAAAGCGGCTTCGGCGGTTCAAGGATCACTGGGCCAAGTCCCGTGTATTCAATCCCGCCCTCGAGATACAACTTCACGTCCGGGAACATCTGGATTTGTTCGTCAAACAGGATCGCGCCAGGAGTCGTATACACCCCGCCGCCGCCGGCTGCGTGGCATGCCTTGAGCGCCGCATTCGCCGTGGTGTGGCTTGTGAAGGAACCCGAAGTGGAAAAGGCGTAGGCACGGGACGCCAGGAGTCCGGCTCCATTCGCATCAAGCGCCGCCCCCAAACCCTCCGGGGTGACGGCCAGATTCGAGGCGGCGCGAGCGGCCGCCTCCACTGGCGTGGCCAATTCCACGACACCGGCGGTTGTATCCGATGCCGTCGATCCTCCAGCAAGGGCGGTCCCCGCGGCGCGAGTGTAGCCAATGCACCTCACCACTCCGCTCCCGTAGCCGCGGAAGATGGCCACATCGCCCGCGGCCGTCGTGATGTTAGCGGCCGTCGGAAGGATGAGGGACGCGCCGTGCGTAAGCGTCAGGATTCCGGTGAAGCGAGCCTCGACACGGCGACCATCCGCGAGGGTGATGGCGGTGATCGTGGTGGTGCCGGTGATGTCGTGAATCGAGCCCTGCGTTCCAGCGGCGGTAAAGCTGACCGTGGAGGCGCTGGCGATGTCCGAACCGCGCGCATTCAGGACGGCAAGTGCCGCGGATGGCGCGACCTCGAGCGCGGTGGCGGCAGCGGCCTTATTCGCGCACTGCAGGAAAGCGTGGATATCTGCGGAGACGGTGATGTCGGACATGAGAGTGGTTTAGGCAGGGACCAGGTAGTGAGAGGTGCCGTCGGGCTGCAGGTAGTCGTCGCCGCCGGGCTGCAGGTAGGTGTCCTCGTGCACGTCACCACCGCCGATGCCGAGATATTCAAGAAAGGCGAGCCGATCGGCATCGCTGGCGAATCTCAGCTTCGAGCCGATCTCGATATAGGTGCGGCCGGGCGGGGCCACGAGCGCATCGATCGTCGCGGGGACGCGGTTGGGCGTGTTGTCGGCCATTCGCTGGAATGGCGTGTCAAACCACTCCCCCGGCGCTAGCCCGCGGCGTAGAGGCCAAAGGTGGGCATCTCGATCGACGGGGCGTTGTTGATGTAGTCGTCGAGGAGATACATCGCTATATCGCCGCCAGGGTGCTCGAAGACGGTTTCCTTGCCACCCTCGCGCTCGGCGATGTCCGCGAGCAGCTCGGCCTCGCTGCGCGGATCGGCTTCGTCGTAGCGGAAGGTGTCGGCGGGGCCGGCGTTGAAGCCAGGCGCGTTGTGCTCGATCCCTCCGGAGACGATTTTGAAGCCGTTGACCGAGGTCGAATAGGCGTTCACCCGGAGCTGGTTTTTATTTCCCGCGACGTAATACATCGCCCCGCGCTCAAAAACGACGCGATAGGTGCCGGCCGCGAAGGTGCCGAAACTGAAAACGGTGGCGGCGAGCGCATCCGAGCAAGTGATGCGGCCGAGGAGATCGCTCTCGTGCGGCGGGATGGGATCGAGCGTGAAATCGTCGGCCTCGAAGTCTTCGCCTTTCCAATCCATCGCCGGGAGAGTCGAGGCGCCATTAACTTCGCGGCGCAGGCCGTCGACGAGGGTCACGGGATTCACCGGCTGGACGAAATAACGGAAACGAAAGAAAACGATCCAGCGATCCGTCCAACCGAGGCGGCGGACGCGTCGACCGGCGCGAGCGTGAATGCGAGCCTCGGGCCAGGTCATCGACGGTTCATTTATGCGACCGCGGTTCGTTCAATGCGCTGTTCTGCGGATTAAAGGTCGCGTCCAACTCCTCCGCGACGCTCTCCATAAGCACCCGCACGAAGTGCTTTTTCCCGTCAGTCACTTCGGGAAAGCATTCCGCCCCATAGTGCTTCAGCATCTTAGCGTTGGTCTTGGCGACGTCACGCAATGTGGCCACTGCGTCCTGTAGCTCTCCAGTCATCGTGACGACCTTGGTCTGCTGTTCAGACGGCGGGAGTTTCTCGATCTCCTGCATCAGGTTGTAGATGTCCCAGTGAAGAGGGTGCCTGTTGAGTTGGCCGTCGAATTTTACTTCAGTGCTGGTTTTCATAAATGTTGCCGCAGAACAAGGCAGTGGAGGCAACGCCGAGACCGTCTCCTCCATGCGACGCGCTTCCTCAGCAATTTGCTTTTGATTTTTCGGCGCGGTTCTCATCGGCGTGCCTCACTTTCCGCGTTCGGAGAATGCCGCTCCCGTCGCTCGAGCTCGCGCGCCAGATACCATTGGGCTTTGCGCAGGTCTTCGATGGCGTCGTGTTTCAGGTCCGCGCGCCAGATGTATTTCACGGCGTTTCCGAGGCAAAAGCTCATGTGCTCGGTTACTTGAATGCACTCCACTCCGCTCGGATGGGCGGTGTAGTGCGGCGGGTGATTCACCGCATCCCCACCGCGGGCAATCTCCGAACCACGCGCCTCAGCGAACGGAGGCCCGCCGATGAGTTCCGAGTTTGCGATGCTCATTTCCGGACCTCCGTCGCAGAGCTTGGTTCGTTCCCGCCGGGCGCGGGCTCAGGCGTTCCGAGAACACACACATCTCGGCACCATAGGCATTCGACCGTTCCATCAGACTTCGGATGACTCCAAAAATGCTCACCCATCATACAGGGTTCCCTGTCTTCCCCGAGCGCTCTCCAGCCCGCGCCTTCGGCGGGAACGAGCGGCTCTTTCTCTCCGGGACAACTTCCCCCGGGCGCTGAGCTTGGATCGTTCATCCCTGGTTCCACCCCGATGACATCGAAGCAGACTCGTCGGGCTTTGCGAGTTGCTCGTCGGGTGGGAGGTTGCGGTTTTTCCACGGATGCTCAAACGTGGAAGCTGGCTCGCGGTCGCAAGCGCCGAAAAAGACGATGCACGCAACCGCGAGCGCGAAGGGTAGTGTTTTGATGTTCATGGAAACTCCGTGGTGATGCGCCGGGCCTCGGCGAGGACTTCGGTGATGACGGGGCCGATGACCCGGAAGTCGATCGCGCGGAAGTCTTCCTCTTTCCAATCCGCGGCCTCAACGCGGCGGCGGGCGCCGGCGACGCCAGTCACGGAATTGATGAGCTGCAACCACCAGAAGGTTTTCCGGTATTCGAGGTATTTATCAGCCCAGCCTTCGCGGCGGATCTTGTGGCCATGCAGCACGGCGAGGAAGGATGCCTGGAACCAGGTGAGCTCGGCCGCACCGTCGGTCGTCGCGGGCGGGGTGCCGGTGCCGGGATCACCCCCAGAGCCTCCGCTACCTCCTCCTCCTCCACTGCTCGCGCCGGTGACGCTGAACGCACTGATGCGGCTTTCGGAGAGGGGATCGACGGTCTGCGCAGGCCCGCCGCGGAAAGTCTCGCGGGTGTGCGTGGAGGGGATGATGAGATCGAGCTGGATCTGTAGAATGACCGAGCCCTCGGCCGTCGGCGTGCCGCGGAGGAAGAGCGAGAATTGCGAGCCGCTATCCAGGCGAAGCGTGGCATCGGCAGCGATCGGCACGTCCCCGCGATTGACGCTGGCCCAGGCGGGCAGGCCGGAGACGCGCACGCGGACAGAAAAGGAATTCCAATCCGTGACCGGCGGCGGCACCCAGCCCGAGGTGCGCGCGATCTCGGTGGCGCCGACGGTGAGCAGGAGCACCTGCAGCGAGTCGTTGCTGACCGGGAACGGCCCCAGCGCGGGCTGGATGATGACGAAGCGGAACCGGGCGGACATCGCGGCTACGCGTCGGGGATGAGGTCGCGATCGATCTCGACCTTGAAGGTGCGCGAGGTGCGGCGAAGGGTGGCCCCGCCGGCTCCGGCGTCGTTCGCTTCGAGCCACTCGATCTCGGCGAGGGCGACGAAACGCGTTCCCGCGTCGTCCTCATAGCTGGGCAAGACTTTCTCCAGCTTCTCGTCGTCAAATTTTACGTAGAGGATGTAAGTGCGGCTGGTGCCTTCGCCGATGGCGTGCAAGGGGACGGGCGAGCCGGTGTCCGCATCGCCCCCGCCCATTTGCAGGATGCGTTCGGTCTCATATTCCTTGAGACCGAATTTCATGGTGGGGATGGTGTCCAGATCGAGCACGACGCCCTGGGTGCGGATCTGCGTATAGATCAGACGATCGTCGCCGCGCTTCACCCCGAAGAGCGCGCCGGAGGCGAGTGGGCCGCTCGGCACGGTGACCTCGCCCGTCTGCGCGTCGATGAAGAGCGAGACGCCGCTATGTCGCGCGTAGGCGGTCGGCTCGATGCCGATCGTGATATTGAGCACGTCGCTCCAGGTCGCTCCGCTGTCCGCACTGGCCAGGAGGCCGACGTTGTAAATGCCGGCTTCCTCGGCCGCGCCGGAGATGCGGCCGGTGGCGATATTCAGCGTCATGCCCGGCGGCAGCGGCGAGCTCTGCCAGCGGTTGCTCCACTGCACGAAAACGATCGGTGAAGTGCCGATCGTGACCGGGGCGGGTTGCGGGCAAAGATAGATGCGGCCGCCGAGCGCGGAGCCGCCGGCGATGTAAATGTGACCGACGAATTTGCCCGGCGTATCGAGGAGCGTGCTACGGGTGAGCACCGCGGCGACTCCGGTCGCGCCGGCAGTGGTGACGAGGTAGAGGCCATTCACGTAGGTCGGCGTCTGGCCGAGGACGAGCACGAGGTCGCCGAGGGCCGTGACGCGGGTGTCGCAAGTGAGCGTGCCCGTGGCATCCAGCGTTATCGTCGCGCCGACTCCGGCGGTGCCGTTCGCGTAAGTGAAGGCCGCGAGCGTGGTGGAGGTGCCGATGTGCGCGGTGGCGATGAGGGTTCCGAGATTGGCGTTGTTCGCCTGCGGATTCGCGAGGAGACCACTGGCGAAGGGCTGATACGCCCAGGCGTCCCATTGCTTGTAACCAAGAATCGAAGTGGGCGGAAAGATCGTGGGCATAACTTAACGCGGCGTCAGAGCACTCCCGCGCGCACGGCGGGCATGGCGAGGTAGAAGTAGCCGCGGGGATCGGCGATGGCGTTTTCGGTGTCGAATTCGCAGAGCCGGGCGCGGAGGTAGAAATTCGCGGAAGCCGGGGAGCTGCCGGCGGTGGCCCAGGTGAGATACTTGAGCTGCTCCGCGGTCACGACGTTACTCGCTGAGCGCGAGACGCGCGCGCCGAAGGCGTGGAGCTGGCGCGTGCCGGTGAGCTTGATTTCTTGATTGAGCAGCGGCGTCCCATTCCAGGTGACGGTGTCGAGATTCGCGGCCGGAGTGCTCGGGGTGCTCTGGCTGCTCGCGGTCCCGTGCTCGATGAGAATGCGCGTCTGCGCCGTAACGTTGCCGGCGACGATGCCGAGATCGAGCGTGAACTGAACGGTGAAGACGCCGCCGAGGGAAAGCATCGCGTCATTCAGCTCGATGCGGAAAAGCTCCTCCGCGAGATCGGTCGGGAAATAGCTGGTGGTCGAGCCGCTGCGGGTCACGCGATACCATTGACCGGGCAAGTCCGCGGAGCGCTCCAGATAGGCGGCATATTCGCCAGTCTTGAGGCGCGAGCCGCGCAGGCCAAAGCCGCTCGGGATGATCACGTCCGGCGTGCCGGTGCTCTGGTAGACAGTGCCGGAAGTCGGCGAAGGCGGAAGTTCGGGGTCGGAAAATGTCGTCGCGGCGGATTTGTGCATCGCCGGGAGCAGTCCGGCGGGACGCTTGATCCAAGACGGCGGCGGCTCCTCCAGTAAAACGACTCCCGTGGTGAGAGTGCGCAGATCCAGTCCGAGCGGAAGGCGCCCGCTCGGCAGGAGCTTGAGCACGGGCGATATCGTGATCGGGATCACGCCTTCGGGGAAAATCGGGCCGCCGCCACTGAGGACATTCTGCACCGCCTCGGTGATGAGCGAGGGGAAATTGTTATTCGCCCCGAGCATGGTCACGATCGAATTGCCGAGCGTGGTGTTCGTGGTGATGAGCGTCGAAAGATTCGTGACGAAGGTGTCGAGCTGGGTGAGTCCGGCGCTGATCGTGGAAAGGATCGTGGTGCTCGCACCGAGGACGGTATTGAGCGCGGAGATGAAGGTCGCGCTGCTCATCTGCGCGGTATTGAGCGAGGCGAGATCGATCTGCGCGGCCGTGAGTGTGCCCGTGATGTTCGCGGCCGGGATTTGCAGCGACCCGCCGAAAACGCCAAGCGCGGCGTCGATCGCGGCCAGCTTGGCGGCGAGGGTCGTGCCGGCGGGGAGGGTCTCGCGGATATCGGTCCAGAGATGTTTATGCTCGAAGCGCGTGAGCTCGGTAATCGGCGTCGAGATGTCGATCGCGAGGAGGCGATAGTCGAGCGGGTCTTCCGGATCGTCGACGAGTTCCCAGGGAAGGGTGATGCGCACCGTGCTGTCCGAAAGCGCCTTCTGCTCGTATTCGCCATCGTCGAGCTGGCGCGTGCCGGTGATCGCCGCGGCGAGATCCTCGGGATCGGCCGCGAAAACTTCGTGATCGACCTCGTGCAGAGTGAGCACCACGCGCGGGCGCCAGGTGGTGAGCGGATGTGCGATGACGAGCACGCTGCCCGGCCCCTCCGGCACCACACTGCGTCCAGGAGCGGCCTCGACGAAAGCCTCGCCGAGTCCGGCGTCGACGAGCACCTCGCGGATCTCTACCAGCACGGCGCCCGCGGCGGCGGCGCTCGCGGCCGTGGTCGGCCGCGTCATGTCGTTCTCGATCGTGATGGGCAGGAGATACGTTTCTTCGCCGGCGTCGGTGATCACGATCTCCGCAGTGAGATCCACGGTCGCGGCACCGTTGAGCGCCATCTCCAGACCGAGCCCGTCGAGGAGGATGGTGCCGACCCACCAGGGCGCGCCCTGCTGATCGTGCATCGTGACGATGAGCGCGTCCTGTTCCTCGCCGGCCAGCGGCCCGATGAATTCGATGGCCAGTCGCTTGCCCTCGCGCTGCGTGCGGGCTTCGACGCGGAAGCTGGGATTCGTCGCGCCTTCCGCGACGATGGCATTGAGCGCGGCGGCGAGACTCGCAGCGGTGACGCTGGAGACGGCCATCGTCTTCGTGCTCGCCCCGCTCCAGGCGAGCGAAAAGGAGCCCGTAGCGGCGGCGGGGATGACAAGGGTCTGCTCCGCATTCGAGCCGGTCGCGCCGGGGCGGCTCTCGAAGATCACGGCGGGCGGCGTGGTGGCCTGCGCGAAGGGGCCGGACATGCGCAAAGGGAACCGCGCGAGCTTCACCTGCTGAGTGTAGCCGACGGGGATCGCCGAACCTGCGACCGTCGGCTCCGTCCAGGGGATCAGGCGATTACTGACCACCTCGATCTCGTCGAGGCGATCGGTATCGGTCCAGGTGAAATAAAAGATGTGCGCAGGCGTTTCCGCCGGATCGTCGAGGCGCACGCCATCCACGCCGACATTGCTGAGCGCCTGGAGCGCGGCGAGAACGGCTGCCTTCCAAGTCGCGATGAGCGATGGGGTGCTGAGGTCGCTCGGCCAGGTGAGCGCGGTAGTCGTCTGATCGTCGACCTTCAGCCGGAAGGTGCCAGACTCCGGGGGCGCGTCGATGTAGCCGATTGCGGCGCGAACGGCGGAGGCGGAAAGTGGCTTCTCGACGAAGGTCGTGAGGGCGGGGATGGCCGGATTCCGCTCGAAATCGTGAACGTAAATCGTGAGGGTATCGCCCTGCGTCTCGCGCAGCGAAGTGAGCGGGGCGGCGGCGTTGAGCCCTTGCACGAAGCCCTTCGGCTGGCCCTGCCGATCGGCATAGAGATGCAGCTCCCGCATGGGCTACTCGTAACGAAGCGGGTTGAGTTCCCGAGGCGGGGCTTCCCCACTCGCATTCACGGGAAGCACGCCGCCAAACTCCGCGAGCCACTCCGCGGGGAACGGATCGACCGCGAAAGGAAATTCGGACGGATTAAGCGGCGCAGGATCGGCGACGATGGCAGCGGGCGACGGAGCGGGCATCGACGGCGGCAGGGTGTCAAAATCCTCACACGCTCCAAAACTCCGTGCCGCTCGCGGAATCGAGGATGGCGTTGAGATTATCGAGGATCGCTTCCGCAAGCAGCGTCTCGGCGGCGAGGAGGGCGGTGCCAGCTGCCAGCCCTACGGCGCCGAGGCCGGTGACCCCGAGGGTGCCAAGCTCGAGCGCCTCGAGGGCGTTGGCGAGATTCAAGGTCGGCGCGACACTCCGCGCGCGCAGATCCCAAAATACGCGCTGGCGGACTTCGATAGTGTCATCTTCCGGATGCCCGGGCAGCCGCAGGAGATAGAGCGTGGCGAGTTCGCGGGCGTCGCCGATGCGTATCCCTTCGGCTGGCACGGGCAGCCGGCCCGCGGCGACGCGCCAGCGTCGGAAGCGGCGTTGCGGCGCACTCGCAGGGCGGATGAGATCGAAGGCGGGGTCCGCCCGCCAGAAGCCGACCGTGACCCAGACGCTCGCGCGATAGAGGTCGCACTCCCAGGCTTCCGCCGTGCGGAACGATTCCGGCCGGGCGCCATTTGAGACGCGGGTGAATCCGCCGAGGTCGCTGGCGTCGGCATTCGGGGCGGTGACGAGGAGGAACGGGCGCGGCTCTTCCCACATCGGGCGATCCACGAAGGGATAGCTGTCTCCAAAGGCTGCCCGCAGACGCTCGAAGGGCGGGTAGCCCGGCGGCATCTCCCAGCCGCGGGGGTCGCCGGTCCGCCGATATTCGATGGCGGCGGGCTCGTCGTTCACGCAGCCGGTGCCGACATGGACGCGCCAGAGCTGCCCGACGGCGGGATTCTCCGGCTGAGCAAAGACCGACGCGGAAAAGTAGGCCTCGCCGGTGAGGGGGTTCCTGCCGAAATCCGCCGCACCTTCAGCCGGCTCGACCTCGACTCTCCACTTGTGCAGGGAGCTCCCTCCCCCGCCCTCGCGCCGCGCGCCGCGCAGCGGCTGGTGGCGGGCCAGCTCGGCGACGCGGCGATTGTATTCCCGGGCATTCAAAACATGGCCCACCAAAGCGGTTCGCAAAGCCCCGAGGTGCGCCGCTGGACGGCGAAGAATCCCTGGCTCGAAAAGAGTTCGCGATCGTCCTCCTCTGCGTAGGTGATGGCACCATTGCGCACGCGGAGAAAGAGGGCCAGCTTGCACGCTTCCCACGGAGCGCGCACGGGCAGGACGGGAGAAGCAAACGGCGTGACGCTGAGAACGCGGAACTCGCTATGATCGAGGGTCGCTCGGAAGTAGATGCCACACTCCCCTTCCGCGCTGAACTGCTCGCGGGTGACGGTGATCGCTGGGCGCAGTCCTGTGTCGAGGTCCTCGGTGAAAATTTCGCTGCCTTCGAGCACGGGGGCGACGCCGCCGATGAGCGCGCGAGGGCCTTCCCAGCGCACTTCGGCCACATCCGCAGAGAGGATGGAGACCGCGGGCTCGAAGACAGGCGCGCTGCCGGCCCCGCCGCCGCCACTCCCGCGGAAGACGGAGCTCGTGCCCCAGGGCCAGACGCGTTGCGCGACGCCGCGCCCACCGAGCCGGGCGCACCGCGCGATGGCGGCGTCGAGCTGCCGCAGATGGCGCGCGGTGGGCGTCTCGCCGTGGCGAATGGTGAGGCGTTCGATGCCCGATTCCATGCGTCACTCCGGACGATACAATTCGGAGACCCACCCCCCGACGTCGGAGAGCTCCCAGGATTCTTCGATCTCCCAGACATTGCCGCGCCAGGTGGCGCGCGCGCGCACCTTCAGCCAATTTCGATTCCCATCGAGCTCGGGCGGGTTGCCGGGCGGCTGATTGATGTAGCCCAGGCCGCGGACGATGCTGCGCGGGAGGATGGGGCTGACCCAGCGATGGGTCCAGATCAGCCCTGCGGCGCGAAAGACATCCACCCCGTGCATGGGATTTCTTTGCTCTCCCTCCTCCCCCGAAAGCGTGGCCGGCCAGATGGTGCGGCCTTCCTTCTTCGTGGCCGGGCGATCGAATCGATAGACCTCGCGGAGCAGCGGCAGGCGCGGGCTGGTATCGATCGGCTCCTGCCCAGTAGTGCCGTCGAGCGAGAACTCCTGCCCGGTGGCGGTGGCGGGATTCACGCAACCCTCGAGCGTCACGCCGACGATGTAGCCGCCTTGATCCCCGGAGACATCGCGGGAGAAGCTGCGGGGTTGATTTTCGACGAGACCGACGCCGACGGATGGCACTGTGCCGGAGATCGCGGTGAGGAGATCGGGCGCGTGGCATTTCAAGCGCAACGCGACGATGCCGAGCAGCGGGCTCACACTGCCGTCGAGACTCTCCGCACCGGCGAGAAGCGTGAGCACACTCATACGGGGACGGTCCGATCCAAAGTGCCAGTCCGGAGGGGGCCGGTGGTGAGCGCGGTGTGGATCGCGCCGAGCAGCCGAGTCTGGCGCTGATTCTCGGAAAGCAGAGGATCGCCGGCGGAAAAGTTGAAACCACCACCGCCCGCGCGATGCAGGCTGGAGAATTGCAGGTCCCGGCCGCTGGATTCGTCCTCGCGCCGACGGCGGGTCACCCCGCGAGAGTTGAAGGCGCTCAACTCGGGGGCCTTCGAGCCGAGAGCGAACTCCGCCGCCGTGTCGATGAAATCCGAGAACCACTTGGCCGCTTCCGCGATAGCCACGGCGAAGCTGCCGACGGTCTTGGCCAGTTCGCCAAAGCCTTCGCCGATGGCGACGAAATCGATCCGCTCCAACTGCTCCGCAATGGTCGTCGCTTCGGGGGCGATCTTCGAGAGTGCTCCGAAAAAGAATTCCTGCACGTTGAGCTTCAGCCCGTTCAGGGTGTCGCCGAGCTTGTCGAAGCTGGCGACGGTCTTCTCCGCCACGGCCGCGAGCGGGGCGGCTTGCTGGCGAGCCTGCGCAAGGCCGCCTTCATCCGCAAAGAGGGAGAGAGCCTTGCCACCGCTCTTGCCGAAAATGTCGCGCGCCGCGGCGACGCGCGAGGTCTGGTCGAGCTTCTGAAAGCCGGCGGAAAGTTTTTCGAGTTGGCCGATGGCGGGCAGGTCGCGCAGTTCGCCAGCGCTGGTGCCGAGCAGGGTCAAAGCCGCGGCAGTTGCCTTCCCGTCCTCGTTCACCCCGGCGATGGAGTCCTGAAACTTGAGCAGGAAATCCCCGGCGGAATCCGCGCCGAGCCCGGCATTTTCGAGCGCCTGCCGGATGATCACCAGATCCCCGACGGTCTCGCCCGTCTGGTTGTGCAGATCCTGCAGCTTGCCGCCGAGATCGAGCGCGCTGGAGAAGCCGGCGAGCAGCGCCCCGATGGAGGCGATGCTGGCAAAGGCGGTGGCGAGCCCGGAGCCGAGCTTCGTCGCCGTGGCGACCGTGCTGGAAAATTTCGCATCGACCTTGGCCAGCGAGGAAACGGCGGGGCCGGCATTGAGTTCGAGTTCGCCGAGGAGCATCGCTCCGCGCCGAATGTCAAAGCCTTTACCGGCGGGCCAGGCGGGCTCTCGCGCGCGCCGCCTTGCGCGCGAAGATGGCCTGAGTTTGTTTCCGGATGGAGGTGATTTCCTTGTTCAACGCAAAATTCCATTTCCGGGCATAGCCGCGGACGCCGTCCACGAAGGGGACATCCTGCAGGATGCGCACGCGGAGGCCGGCGGAGGTCGCGAGCACTTCGATCTTCCCGTATTTCGCCCCGTGCCGCTTGATCCAGGCGGGCAGCGAGAAGCCGAGTCTGGCCGCGGCCGCATTGAGACCGGCTGCCAGCCAGCCGACGCGGGACATGAGCTGGCGCGCGATGCGATCGAAGTCGCGCCGCTCGACGAGGAGCTTTTCCCGGCGATTGCGCGGGTTCACATCCCCTTTGGTGAAGGCGCGAGCGTGAACCTCGACGAACTCGGTGGCGCTGGTAAATATCTCCCGCGCTTGGGCTCGGGAGACCTCCGGAGCCTGCGTCGGGAGGGCCAGCTTGAGCAGATCGGAGATGATCGCATTTTCACCGGCCTTCTTCGCGGCCCCATCCGCCTTGCCACTCGCTGGCGGGGTGATGTCGGCGACGTTCTTCACGAAGCGGCGGGCGCTCTGCAGCACGAGGTTTTGCACGCTCTCAGGAGAGGAGGCCTTGCGGATGCTGGCGAGTTCGCTCAACGCCGATTTCCATTGCTCCTGAAGCGCGGGGTTAAGCTTGAAAGCATTCGTCGGCATGGTCGAACGCAGCGAGGCGCTGGGCTTGCAGGGTGACGGGGGCGGCGGGCTCGATCGTCCAGATATCGGCGGCGCGCAGCTTCCAGTGATAGAGCTGAAGAAGGGTCGCGAGCGCCATCTCCCAGAGCACGAAGTCAAAGTCGCGCAGAGAACCGCCTTCGCCGCAGACGAACGGAGCCACCCGGGCGACGAGCCAGGTGGGCTCGATCAGTTTCCCGGTGGCGTCGGGCCGGCGGCGCTGCCAGGCTTGGGCGCGACCTCGAAAAGCGCGGCATCCACGGCGCGATTGGCACGCGCGATCTCGGCCTGGACCATGAGGAGGCGCGCGGGCTCGAGGGCGAATTCGTAGGGTTCGACGAGCTCCGCAAAGAAACGCTCGCGCCCGCGGGCGGCGCCTTCCTTGAGCGCGGCGATGGAATGCGCCTCGTCGAGCAGCCAGGCGAGGGCTACGGCCTCGCGGGACTGCTCCTGCGGGGAAGGGGCGGTGGCGACTCCGCCGCCGATGGCCAGCTGCAACTCGCGCGCGAGCGCGAGAATGCCGACGCTAAAGGGCCTCAACCCAGGCGGCCTGGGACGAATGACATCGGAAACGAGGAGGTCTTCGCGGGCGGTGCTCATGCGGCGGGTTTGAAGAGTTCGCCGGGTGGGATGCGGCCTTCGAGTTTGCCGATCCAGTGGGCGCGCTCGGCTGCGCTGGCATTCGCGGGGATGAGGACGTGCGCCTGGCCGCGGCTGATCTTGTGTTGCGCGGGAGTCTCGCGGGCGGCCTGCGCGACTTTCACCGCGTTCATGAGCCCACTTCGGAGGATGGTGAGCTCGTGCTCGGGGTGGGCGGCGAGCCACTTCGGATCGTGCCAACACTTCACGAGCGTCGCGACCGGAGTGCCATCGGCCGCCGACTCTTCGAGGAGATGCCAGAAGCGCCGCCGGCTGATCTTCCCCTCCGAAGGCTCCTCGACAATGACGCCATACCACGGCGCGGGCGGCGGGAGATGCGGGACCCCGAGCGTGAGGAGCGCGAAGACGAGTGCGCTGGTCTGGGTGAGGATGGAGACGGGATCGATCTCCTCGAAGCTGCGGAGCTTCACGGCTTACGACGCGTGCGGCAAATGCTCGAAGACATACTCCCAATCCGCGGTGTCGTTGATCTTCTCGGTGTATTTCACCGAGGTCACGCCGAGGACGCCGCCGCTGAACGCCGTGATGCCGTGCGGCTGCCCTAGACCCGGCGACATGGTGAGCGCACCGCGCCCCTTCACCGCGCCTTTGTTCACCGTGCCGTAAATGTATTGATGCACATACTCGGCCCTGCCGTTGACCATGCCCATCGTCTTCGAGTTCTCCGCGCCTTCCTCAAAGGAAAGCTCCTGGATGAAAGCGCCGGTGAGGGCGACAGACTTGATGCCATCGGTGAGAGTTACGGTCATTGCAGAAGGAGTGAGAGTTGAGCGCTGGAAATTACGCGGTCGGGTCGACCAGGGCGCGGATGTCGAGCAGACCGCCCGCCGTGCTCGTGACGAAGAGGCTGGTGATGTCGGTGCTGACGGCCGTGCCCGCGGTGTCGCGGAGCGTGGCCTGGCCGGTGAACCAGAGGAAAGGCACGTTGGCCGTGAGGGTGAAGACGTTCACGGGACTCGATCCGCTATTCGTCTCGACGACCATGTCCGCCGCGGCGACCATCACGAGTGCCTTCACCTGACTCACATCAAGGGCGAAGCTGCTCAGGGCAAGATTCGTGGAAGAGGCCGGGATCGTCTCCGAGATGGTGACTTCGGCGCCGGCCTCGAGGGCAAAGGTGGCATTGATGGAGACGCCTGCGGCGCTGTAGCCGACGGAGATGTTGCGGGTGAGCATAAGGAAAGGAGCGAGTCAGCGAGGCGGGAGTGTCAAAGCGCGACGATGGTGCCGCTGAGACGGACGGGGGTCTCGAAGCGATTGCCGGCGAGGCCGTCCTCCGCGTCGCCAGCGCCCCAGCCAGGAATGAGCCAGCGCCCGGAGAGGTGCATGGCCGCAAGGCTCGTGGCTTTGCCGGTGGTGAGGAGTTTGGCGCGCACCTTGGCGATGCGCGCGGCGTGCGCGGCATCGGCGCCGTCGGCGCCATCGGCGGCCGCGGGGCTGCGCACTTCGGCCGTGAGGGTGAAGCGCGCGGCATTGCCGGCGGCATCGAAGGGCTGCGCGGTCGCGCTGAGGACGATGGCGGGCAGCTTGTAAGTCGAGGAGTCGTCCCCGGTGCAGATGTGATCTGCCACGAAGGCGGCATCGGTGACGAAGAGCGCGGCGAAGTCCTTCGCCAGTTGCTGCGTGTTCATTCGTCTGGCGTGACGCAGTGGAGCATGGCGGTCGCGCCGGTGGCGTCGAGGGCGAGATCGTCGAGTAGGTAGGCGAGTCCCTGCCAGGTCACGCTCGTGCGTTTGGGCACGGGCACGGGCTGATTCGCGTCCGCGAATTTCACGAGCTCAACCCAGAAGCTCACGCGGTATTGATCCAGCCAGCCGCCGCTGATGAGATCGCGCTCGCGCTTGAGGCCGCCACCGCCGCATTCATACTCGACGCCGGCGATGGTGATGGTGGCGGTGGCGTAGGTGCGCTGATAGAACTGGAGGCCGCGCGCGAGGAGATCGCCCGCGGGAGAAAGCGAGGGTGCGGTGGCGACGGTGACGGTGCCATTCCAGACCTGCGCGCGGACGGCGCCGACTTCGGGATGCTCGGGCAGCTCGTAGGGGAAGGTGAGGACGACGGTCGAAGCGTCGGGCAAGGCGAGGGCATACTCGCTGTCGTCCATCTGCCGGAAGCCGCCGCCGGCGATCCGCGCGAAGAGGGTGACGGTGGGCGTGATGGTGGCCTGCGCGTGCGCCTGCGTGACGATGCTGAGTCCGCCGGCGAGATCGAAGGATTCGGGCAGGCTCATTCGATCGCGATGCGGGTGGAGCCGCACTGGCAGCGGCAGTTGTCGAGCAGGGTTTCCGGCACCTTGCGGAAGCCAGCCCTCACTTGCCCCTCATTTTTGACCGCACGCTCCGAGAGTTCTTTCTCGGTGAACGTGCCATAGCGGTCGCCGCATCGATCGCACCAACGGCGCCCGCAATCGAGGCAGAGGATGTCGAGGCAATGATTTGGCATGCGAGGAGCGGGGATTGTCAAAGCCTCACCGTCCACCGCGCGAATTCCCCCCGGAGTTCACGCGGTGGACGGTTCCCGGTTCTCCCCAGAACCATCTCTGAAACAAAAAATTGCAGGGGAGGGAGTCGAACCCTCGCGGGCGAGCTTATGAGACTCGCTTGAATCCCATTCTCCGCTGCAGAAAATCACCGCCGACGAGGACGCGGCCCCTCCGCAGTCGGTGCGGCGAGGGACGGGCCAGCCTGGGCGCTTTCCGCGCCACTCTCCGCGCCCGTTCCAACCGGGGCGGGCGCGGGAGTTTCGTGGACCGCGGGTGCGGCAGCAGGCTGAGTGACAGGATCGGAAGGAGACGTGGCCACGGCCGCGGCGGACGGCAGGCCGGCGAGTTGCTTTTCGAACTCGGCTTTTTCGGCGGCGGCTTTCGCAGCTTGCTCGGCGGCCTGCTTTTCCAGCTCGGCGCTCTCGGTAAAGGCGGCGGATGCTTCTTCGCTCCAGTGGCGAATGGGATAGAGCTGCGGATTCACCATCTTCGCGAGCCGGGGCAGGCGGGAGCCTTCGGCGAGACGGTTGACCTCGTCTCCATCGTTGCCGATGTAGAGGATCTCGGGAACCTCTTCGAGGTTCGGAGTGCGAAAACCGAGCAGGAAGATCATGAGGCGGAGACTTAGGCCTCGATGATGCGCAAAGCGGCGTTGTCCATGAGGTCGCCGGCAGTGCCGCCCTGGCGACCGACCGCGCTGCCGAAGATCGTGGAGAAGCAGAGTTCCAGATCGAGCGTGCTGGTATTGAAACGCTCAAGGGCAAGGATGGTGAGGCCGCTCTCGGGATCGGTCTGCGGCTGCACTTTCATGGGCACCGGCACCCCGCGCTGATTGGCCAGGGCGATGGAGTCACTCGGCAGACGCGTGGCGCAGACGATAGCCCGCTCCTCAAAGAAGATGCCGTTGATATTGTCGTAGCGGAACCAAGTGTGCGTGCCGGTGCCGGTATCGGTGATATCCACCGCGCTGCCGCCGAGGGTCGCGGAGACCTTGAAGGCGGTGGTGGTGAGGCCGGAAGCGATGACGAAATAGTTCGTCGCGGCGGAAAGCCCGGCGGGCAGCGTGGTCGCGGAACTGACGCGGATGCGATCTCCCGCAACGAGACCGTGCGCGGAGGTCGAAGTGATGAGATCGCTGGTCGCGGCAGTGAAGGTATCGCTGAGCCCGCTGCCGGTGGTGGTCTGCTGGGGCCAATCGGGATACTCGGAGACGGCCTGGAAGCCGGCGATATTATTGAGGATCGCAAAGGGGCCACTCTCCTGCCGCTGATCGAAGTAGTCGCCACTGGCCACGACGGTGTCGCTGAGCAGGCCGGTCATGAAACCGGAATTCACCAAGCCGTGCCGAAGCGGACCGGCGCCCTGCCCGTTGAGGGTGGCGGTGAAGAGGCGCAGTTTCGCCGCGGTCGCATTCGCCTGGGTGCAGGTGAGGACGTTCGAGAGGTTCGTCGAGTTGCACTTTTTCAGGATGCTATCGACGAAAGCTTTGCCGAGCACATAGGCGGCGGCGTCCACGATCTTCGTGTATTTGATGGACCGATCGGCGAGGAGATCGGTGCCCTGAAATTTCAGGATCACATCCTTCTGCGTGTCCATCGTCACCGGCACATCGGTGAGCAGGGTGCGAGCGCTGGTCGGGCTGTTGAAGTAGCCGGAAGCATCCGAGTGGTCGACGGCCGTGGGCAACGCCGCGACGTGCGCGATGATTTGCTGCCCTTTCTTCGCATTCGCCGAACTGAAGTCAGTGGCGAAATACTTGAAAGCGGGGATCATCTTGCGGAAGGCCGCAAAGAAATCCGAGACGATCTCCGCCGTGGTGAGCGTCGGCACCTGGAGCAGGCCAGGTGTCGGCGAGCTGAGCAGCGCGGCGACCGCGAAGAGCATGAGGAAGGCGAGGAACCAATGGCCAGACTTGGCAGCAAAGCCGGCCAGAAGACCGGTGACGGTGAAGAGCGCGAGGCGGAGTTTCATGGGTGAAGCGGTGGCGGTGTAGGTGCGGAGTTGTGGGTCTCGACTGTCAAAGCGGGGCTTATTTTTTTTCCTTCGCGGCGGTGTCGAAGGCGCGGAGGGCTTGAGCCGCGATGCCGCGAGCCTCGGGAGTGACGGCGGCATTGAGCGCGGTGACGAGCTCGTTGCGCTGGGTGGCCGCGTTGGCCGGGTTGTCGCCGAGATTCGGGACGGCGGCGTTCGTCGGAATTCCCTTCACCCCGCAGAGCGCTTCGAGGCGTGAAATATTGGTGTTCGCACCGGAGAGTTGGGTGCGGGCCATGTCGCGCTCGCTCGTCAGGGTTCCGACCTGCGCTTGCGCGCCCTGCAGATCCGTGCGGAGCTGCGTCGCGGAGGACGTAGCGGAATCGAATTGTGCCTGCAACGATTGCGCTTCGCTCCGCGCGGCGTCGCGTTCGGTGCGGGCGGTGTCCCGCTCCGCCGTCAGGCTGGAGACGGAAGCTCGAGCAGTGCTCAAGTCATTGCGCGCTTGAGTGAGCTGCTCTTCAAGAGTGAGGGTGACGACGCCGCCGCCTTCGCTGCCGCCTTTGTCGGGGGCAAAGAAAAAAGCAGCAGCAGAGATGGCGAGGATGTGGCGATGGCGCATAACGCTCGCCAGTTGTGTCAAAGCGCCGCCGGCGTGACTGCTTTGCGAAACTTAGCGAGGGCTGTCGGGAGATCGGCCATAACGTCATGCGTGAAGCCGAGCGCCGCCGCCTTTTCGCCGTCGTAGAATTGTCCCTCCATCTCTGCGGAGCTCAATTCCGTGCGATAGCGCGCAACGTCTTTACGGAACCGGGTGCCGTAAGCATTTGCCTCGGATTGGAGCCAAGCCTTCTGCGCCTCGCTGTAGCCGTCGAGTCCCATGCCTTTGAGATCTCCGGACCTCAAGACTTCGATGGTGATGCCCATCATCTTCCACCATTCGGTGTCGTCGAGCAGCGTGTAAAAGGTGCCGATGCACCCGACGGCCAGCGCGTAGCGGCCGGTATAAAAACGGGTCGCCGGCATCGCCCCGTGGTAAGCCGCTGAGCCAACTTCCGCACCGTCGGCACACCAGGCGAGGATGGGTTTGCCTCCGGCGGATTTTTGGAGCTTCGCGACATGGTCAAAAAGCTTCTGGCCCGCGAGGGTCCATCCACCGGGCGAATCGAAATTGAGCACCGTGAGAGCGACGCGGGGATCGTTATTGGCCTGGGTGAGTTCCTCGGCGACATCGTCCACATCGGTGAGATTTACGCCGTAAGACTTCACCCAATCGGGGATGCCGATGGCGATGGGGCCGAAGACAGGAACGATCGCGACATCACTGACGATCTGCATCTTCGGCAGAGGATCGCCCCACTTATCTTCGGACGGCCGCTCGGCCCGCAGTTTTTGCACGATCGAGGCAATGATCGTTCGCGCACGGTGGCGCTCGATACTCATGGGCTGACTGATCAGCTTGTTGATGAAGGCTTCTTTCATAGGTCAATAAAGCCGGCTTTATTGGGCGGCTTCCTCCTCTTCCGGATCTTGCTTTGGATCAGGTTTCCCGCGGGCGGCAGAGTTCGCGGCCGCTTGGGCATTCGCCGGCCACATTTCTTCGTAAGTGAGTTCGCGTTTCCCGGCGGTTTTTCGCCGCGCGTTGACCTCTTCCAACTTATCGAGCCGCCGCTCGCGGGTCGCGATGTGCTCGTCTTCCACGTCGCCGGCATCGTGGCCCTGGATGCCGTGATATTCCTCTTCGCTCATCTTGCCCGTGGCGACGCGCTCGTCGAGGAGGCGGCCTTCGCGGCCGATGTCCACGGTGGTGTCTGCCGGGCAGATCATCTTGGCCTTATACCAATCGGCGGGCACGCCGCCAGGGAGGGCGTCGTAGAGGCCCCGCTTGATGTCCTGCCAGGTGCGGAAGCGGTAGGCGGGTTCGAGAAATTGCGGGATGAGTTGAAACTGGCGGACGGTATTTTTCACCGTCTGAACGCGGCGCACTTTCCAGCGGATCTCGGTGCCGAGCGCACCGCTGGCGACGGCGAAGACGTAGTCGGGAGGGTAGAGCGAGCAGTAGGCGACGTCAGTGAGGACGTCGTGCTTGAAGGTGAGTGGCTCGCCGGTTTGGTTACTCTCCAGCACCTTGATCTTCCGGCCCGCGGGCGGCTCGGCGACGGTGACTTCCTCGCCGGTGGGCGAGACGATCTTTTGCACGAAGAGCTTGCCGCCATCGGGCGAATCGATCTCCTCGGTGGAAGTAACTCCGGGGAGTAAGGTAGGGCCGCCGGTGTCGCCTTCCGCCCGCTCGATCGCGTAGGCCATCATGGTGCGCAGCTCGATGCCGTTGGCGAGCATGCGCTCAATCTCGTCCATCTTAAAGAGCTTCTTCGCGACAGGCGCCAGGCCGCTGATGCCGCGCTTCTGGCCGACCCAGAAGTGATCGTGAAAATGCAGCATGTCGCTGGCGGGCACGTCCATGGCGGTCTTGCCGGCGCGATCCTTGATCACGCGATACTCAAGCGCGGCACCGAGGAGATCGGAGCGGACGCCTTCCTCCAAGCCGCTCGCGACTGGTTCCTTGCCGGTATTGCGCACCTGCCAGCTCGGGATGAAGTGCAGGCGGACAAAGGGATTCGTCTCGTCGGGACGCAACATCTGGCCGAAGAGTTCGCCGTGGAGCCGGATGTGCCGGCGGATGGTGAACTGCGCGGTGTAGACATTCTCCCGCGCGCGAGAATCGAAAAAACGCGCGTCCTTCCACGACTCGTGGAACCGATCCGTGGAAGCTTTGTTAAACGCTGGGGAAGAGGTCGCGGCTTTCGGCCAGATGCCGGTGTCGACTTCATCGAGCGAGAGCCCATCGATGACCACGCGGACGGGGCCGACGTTATTGTAGAGCCAGTTGATTTTCTCGGCGATGGTCTCGCGCGTCCACTGCGGCATCTGCAGTGCGGGGTCGAGCGACGGAAACCAGAAGTAGCCCTTGAACCCCTGATGCGAAGCGGCTTCGAAAGCGCTGTGGAAGTTCATAGGCCGAGACGGATGACATGGCCGGCGGGCTGGCTGAGGATCGGCGCGGGCTCGGTGATGGTGGCGAGATAGGCCGCATCGAGTTTGCCGCGGCGCGCGTGCAACGCGGCGAGGAGGATCTTCTGGCTGAAGTTGCGGATGGCGCCGGCGCTGCCGCCTTCCATGGCGCTATTGACGACGAGGGTGGCGCTCAGCCCGCTGGCTTTGACCCGATTGTATTCCGTAAGCCAGGTGGCCGGCGGAGTGCCTGTCCCCAGCGACGCGAGGTCGGGGAACATATTGACGTATTCGGCATAGGCGAGCTGGAAGTCATCCACGGTGACAGCCCGCCCTGTCAAAGCACGTCGCCCGGCCCGTGCGGATTCACGGGCCGGGCTCAGTTTCGGGGTGCTTAGTGGCCCGCACTTGCCTGATCAATTCGGGGCTCGCGCCGATTAAAACGGTCGGCTCTGAGTCGACCTCCCCTACTGCATTGGGCCGATATGAAATGAATGCCTGCAGGGCCTGTCAAAACAGGCGGCCGGCCCACCTCGTTGATTTAGGAGTAAACTTGACCCCACTAGGCAAATTTGTGAATAAGATTTGCCACCGCGAGTTTTGATCTTAAAAGGGAAAGAGCCGAACCACTCTGAGTGATTCGGCTCTTAGCAAAGGTGACCGCAGCATGAAGGACATGCACCAGCCACACATTGCCGTTCCTGAAGATCGGTTAAAGCTGGAGATTGTGGGTTCGATTCCCACCGGTCACACCATCTAACCGGTTAATATCCGGTAGGCAAGTGACCTGTTGAGAAAAGAACGGTTGGATTTGGTGCCCCAAACGGGATTGCTTGGCAAGCAATGAAATTGCGTGAAACGCATTTATTTGCACGAATCGGCATTAAATTCCACTGCTGGGCAGGTGCCATAGATAGCGGAACTCAAGGCGAGTGACGTGACTGTCGCGCGAGCAGCGGTTGTGCTCGCAGAACATATCGACGAACTCCGCAGCGGTCATTTTGGGAAAGCCCTCGCGGACTACCTCTCGCGCCCCGTAGGCGGGCCCGATCAGCATGGCTTCCAGAGGCTCAAGGCGGACACTGACGAGTTCGATGACGCCGAGCCTCACAACTTTGCCGCCTTTGCCGAGACCCTGGCACTTTTCGCACGCACAAAGCTGCCAGCCAGGACGCGCATTTTTCCAGCCGAGACGGCGGGTAACGTCTTTCTCAATTCGGCGGGTCGCGAAACTCCGGCGCACCTGATCGGTCGTGAGGGCAAAGCTGATGTGTCTCATTTGGCAGGTGGGATGGCCACGCGGACGGCGCGGCGGGTCAGATATCGGATGCCGATGATGATCTCTTTCACGGCGTCGCCCCAGTGATTCGGCGGCGGGTATTCGTTCCAGACGGTGCGGCCGTTCTCATCCTCGATCAGCTCCTCGGCACAGAGCTCGGCCATGAAGGCGGGGTCTTGCTCGACGTCGATCGGGAAGAAAAGGCGGCGGTGCTTTTTCTTCAGCCGGACGATATACATTTCGTCCTTGGCCTCGCGATCGTTGTAGACGAGCTGGCGAAAGTGCGGCGGGTAAGACGGGATCGGAGCTTCAGAGAAAATCTTGATGGAGCGCGCAGCGGTGCCACCGAGGCCGGCGGTGGGCATGAGCTTTCGACCGGGGACGCTGAAACAGGCCTTCACGCAATCGCCCTTGCGATGCTTCGAATCCATGAAGCCGCTCCCAAGGGCATATTCCTTCCCATCGGCACAGGGCCAGCGGTGGGTGAGCATGAGCTCGGCGATGACTTCGGGATCGAGCTCGTGCCCCCAATCGACGACGGCGATATCCTCGCCATTCGGCAGGAGGACGCCGAATGCCCATTTCGCGTAATTGCCGCCCACGTCGGAACCGAGGACGGTGCCGAGCGGGGTGCAGGGGATGGTGCCGCGGCGGTAAGGCGGGCAGACGCTCGGCTGTATGTCGCACTCGAAGCCGCGGGTGCGCAGCTCGGCGACGGCGGCCTCGGCGGCATCGAGGCGATCGAAGATGCGGCGGGTCATGTGCCCCTCGCTGCCTGGCGCGTCGAGTTTGTAGAGGGTGCGGCCGGCGATGTTGCTCCGGATGTCGGACTCGAGGGTCTTGTTTACTTCATCGGCCCACGGCAGGCCGAGACGGTGATTGTAGAAACCCTGCAGCTCTTTGCGACCCTCCCGCTTGGCGGCGAGATACTCGAGGACGATGGTGCCCCAGGAGCTATTGGCGTCGCTGGAGTAGAGATCATTGATGTGTTGCGAGACGACACCGGGATCGCCGAGGGCGGTGGGCAGCCAGAGGGCTTCGGAGACGAGGGCGGATTTCTGATGCTCTTCGATTTTCCCGCGGCAATTGCCGCACTCGTAGTAGGCCTCGCGGAGGATGCGGAGCTTGTCCCACTTGCCGAGGAGATCCTTGCAGTGCTCGAAGACGAGCCGACCGGTGCGGATCTGGCGGGTCTGGCCCCGCGGAAGCGGCAGCGGCATGCGGGCAATGATCTCGCCGGTCTGCTCGTCCTGCACTTCGCAGAGCTCTTCGGAGAAGGGCGTCTCGCGCGGCTCCTGGCCGTCCTCCTCGCGGAAAAAAGTGAGCGGCTGGAGGTAGCTGCAGTGCGGGCAGGCGATGTGGAATTCCTCCTGATTGCCGCGGAGGAAGCCGCGATGGATGGGGCCTTTCTTTCGCTTCGGTTTGCAGAGGGCGATGTAGAGGCCGTTGTCGGCGGTTTTCTTGCGGGACTTGAGGGCGGTGTCGGTGCTCGTGTCCGTGCTGTCGCTCCCCTGCTCTTCCGATTCGTCGGAGATGACCAGCGGGGCCATCTTCGACGCAAATTTCCCCATGCTGAAGCTGCCCTGAAACCAGACGGACATGGCGCGGAGGCGCATGACGAAGGTGCCCACGTCATCATCGTCACCGGTGAAAATGTCGCCCTCGAGCTTGCGCAAAGAGGACTCGAGCCGGGTGGCGATGTCGCGCGCGGTCTCGCGCGTGTCGACGGTGTAGATGACGTTTTGCGGGCGAAAGGTCGCCTTGTAACGGATGCCGTTGAGCACGCCCTCGGTGGCACCGGACTGCGACCCCTTCATCTCGACGACTTCGCTCACCCGATGCTTGATCCAGCGCCCCGCGCCGAAGTCGAAGAGCAGCATCTCGGGATGCTGCATGAGCTCCTGCAACCGGCGATTCCAAGGGGTCTTGGCCGAGCGATAAGGTCCGGGCTCCGCGGCCTCTTTGTTTTCAAGCCAGACGTTCTCGTCGGCCCATTCCCAAAGCCTGCCAGAAGGAATCGGCGCGTAGGCGCGCGCACACGTCCTAGGCAGCAGCGAGCTCGAGAACAGCATCGTCGATCGATCGAATGGCGCCGAGTTTCCGGAAGATGCGGCGGCGGGCTTCACCGACGCGGCCGATGGCGACGGCGACTTCCTTGCGCGCGGCCGGCGTCAATGAAGGGCACAGCTCATCGACACGACGAGTCTCGGTCTCGTCCATCTGTCGGAGGAGTTCGACGAGGGTCGCCAGGTCGCGCTCGATCTCCTCGGTGGGCGTGTATTTGCCCATCGCCACCTGCATTTTCTGATCCGAATCCTTGAGCTTCCGAAGGCTCTCGACGGATTTTTGCAACTTAGCATCGAGCCAGTCGACGTCCTCACTGGAGCGGCCGGCGTAGGCATCGTCCAGGCGCTTGTCGAGCGCGGCCACGCGACGGGCGGCATTGGCGACGAGTTCGTTTGCGTCGAAGACGAGCTCGGAGAGGTTGAGCACCGGGACGGTCCGCTCCGACGACGGTGCCGGCGGTGGCGACATTTTGCCGGCGGGGACCTCTGATGGAGTCGCTGGCGTGGGAGTGGTTGCCGCGGCTGCGCGTTTTGCCGCGGTCAGAATTGAGTCGGGCACAGACCACTTGTGCGTGCGGCTATACCAAAGCGGCATCGCGGCCGGATCAGCGAGCGGCGCACCTTCCTTTCTCCAGCGGAAAAGCTGGCGACGGCCCACACCGTAAAGTTCCTGCCACTCGGCAATTTGCGCCTTGGTCAGCTCAGCCGTGCCGCCCTCTGGCGTTAAAGCAAATGGATCGCTGGCGACGGGCATCCCTCGCCGGTGGTGTCAAAGTGACAGGAAAATTCCGGCATGGTGTCGCGAAAACCCGTGTCGAGACCTTTCAACCGATAGGCAGGGGTCGAAAGTGAAAAGATTCCTTAAGGGGGAGGGACAATATCCGCTGTTCGGCTGGTGAGGAGTGACATTTGAAAAGTCTATTCCTTCATCACACTCTACACTCTCATCACCAGACGCTCCCGCCGTTGGATTTACGCGATGACAATTCGGGTGACGAGATGATGAGTGATGACGAGTTCTTGTGAAAAAAACACAGCGCAGATGCGCCGAGAGGTCGACCGCGCGGCGGAATCGGGCGGAAGGTGACGAGTCGATGCTCGAAGATGACGAGCGGCGACGAGAGCGAAACGCTCAGCGCGCCGAAGGGGAAGAAAGTGCGCCTACGGCGAGGAAGGCAGGAACGACAGCGGGTAGCTCGCTCCCTTCTTCTGGCGACGATGACTGAACTGGAACCGCCGACCCTTGCCGTCCACATACTTCTGGCCTCGATACTTCTGCAGTCTACGACCCCAGCTCTTGTTCGCCTTGCTGTCTGGAGGCGGCTCCCCCTCCATTCCCACCAAGCCTTCCAGTAAGCCCCATCCACGCGCCTTCTCCATCAGTTCCAAACGCGAAAATACGGCATCCTTCTCCGCTTCCGTGGCCACCTTCACAAGCAACTCTTTGATCTCATCGTCTTCCTCACTACCAGACCCAGCCAAATCCGCCGGTGCGAGCGGATCCGCGTAGCCTGCCAATTGCACGATCGCACTAATCGTCTCCGTCCACGTCTCGAAAGACTCCAGAGGCTTCAGCGCGGCCACTTGCTCGCTATTGAGCCGCGGCCGCATCTCGACGTAATTGCGCACGATCGAGCACAGCGACGAGAGGAATTCCGCACGCACGCTTTCCCGCGCGAGATAGGTTGGATTGATCACCCGCCGAAACTCCCGGCCACGCACCTCCGTATCGAGGAACAGATCCACCAGGAGAGCGCGGCGTTTCAAGTTATCATCGAACTTGATGTCGTTTCCCGTCGCAAAAACCTGCGTCACATTCGCCTCCTCGAAAAACTCCGCATTGGCTCCCATCACCCGACCTGAGTGCGACCGGGAGAGCACGAACTGATAGAGCGCATTGTTGAAAATGCCGAAAGGAACATCGTCGAAGAAGATGTAGGGCCGACGCGTGCGGCCCACCGTCTCCAGGGTCGAGATCATGCGATCATCGTCCTTCGGGATCGCCGTCGTCGACGCCGTCCCGAAGATCGGGATCAGCGCCATCGCCGCGAGCGTGCTCTTACCCGTGCCCGGTTTATTGCCCACGTAGAGGATGATCGGGCGGGGCGTCCCAGGCTCAAACATCGCCTTGCAATAAAGCCCCACCATCGCCGCGATCTGCACGGCCCAGCTCCGGTTCAGCGCTACGTTACCACGCGCCTCCTCATTCGGCCAGGTGAAGCAATACTCCGCACCGTGCTCATCGAGAAACTTCGTCGCCCGCTCGATATCCCACTCCATGTCGTATTTCAGCAGCTCTACGGTGAAGATGCCCGTCTCCGCGTCGTAACCGGGGCTCAGGAACTCCAAGGCCCACAGCTCCCCTTTGCGTTGCACTGGGAGCCGCATGGTATGCACTGCCGTCAGTGGCCGCAGACAGGAGCGAAAGATATCCGTCTCCAGAATCTGCCCAGCATCTTCGACCGCCAGCGAATCCCGTTTCTGGCGCGCACCTGGCGCCTTGAAAGCCGCGTATTGCTCCAGCCAGGCGGGGAAGCGGCGCGCCGTCATTCGCGCGATGTCACCGGTCGCCTCATCCACGGTGACAACTTCGTTACTCTTGAGGAAAATATTCTGTTTTGCGACTAACCGGCCCACCTCAAGAGCCACTCCACTGATCGACTGCGTGACATCGATCGTCGGCGCGAACCGTGCCATCCCGGGAAGCTCGATCCCAGCCGCCGCCGCCGCCGGCATGAGCTTCTGCAGGATCTCGAGTGGCAGGGATACTCTTTCGCCTTCATTCATGCCGGCAAAAAACACCCTTCGGCGAGCAATCTGGAAGCCCGGTTCGACTGCGTTACGACCGCGGCGCAATCAAGCGGAGAATTTCCCTTAGCTCCGTCAGCCCCGACATATAGAAGGGTCGTCTCCGGTGAGTCATGTCCCATAAGTTCCTGAACCGTCGTAAAATCATTCCCGCAACGGAGCGCGTGCGTGGCAAAGGCTGCGCGCAGCGTGTGTGGCGTTACTGTCTTCGTGATTTTCGCAGCCCTCACTGCGGTTCTCACGTCTTCCTGCAAAGCTTTGGGCGTGCGAAACCAGCGATGCCGATCACGAATGACGGCAGAGGGAAAAAGATACTGCCAGGGAAACTCGAGCGGCGCATTCGGATATTTGATCGCAAGACGTCCGGGCAGCTCTGCGTAGCCAGCCCCATCTGCCAAGTCGTTGGCATGCAACGCCTCGCGCCATATCAGCCAGCGGCGCAGCATCGGCACGATCAACACAGGGAGCTGTGCCAAACGATCCTTATCCCCTTTCCCTCGATGCACCCGCAATGTCAGCGCGCCAAAATCAACGTCCTTTACCCTCAATTCGCATACCTCACTCACCCGAAGCCCCGCCCCATACATCAGTGCGGCCATTAGTTTCGAAGGATTTCTCAGGCGATCGAAAATTGCTGCCAACTCCTCACGCGACGGGATAATCTTAATTCTATGTTGTTCTCTGGGTAATGTGGGCAACTCCAACGTGCCCAACTCGACCTTCAGCACTCGCTTGAACGCCCACACCACGGCGCAGAGGGCCTGCCGACGAGAGGGAATCGCATAGTCAGCCCGCTCAAGGTGCCACATCCACGCGGTAACGTCCGCCCCTCGCCACTGGGAGGCCCGTTTATTAGTGAATGCGGCAAACTGCTTGAGCAGGTTCCAATAAGTCTTTCGAGAACGGCGCGCTAGACCTCCATCCGGCCGAGATTGTGAAGCCGCACGCTCAAAGACCTCGCGAAATGACACTTTCATTTATCCGACGCGGGGTTGCTCAATACACTGTTAGCCGTCTGAGCGGCGCTCTTCGTCCGACGCGCTATCTCACCATGCTCCGCGCCCCCGCCGCCCAAGGAAAACGGCTGGATGCATACTCCTCGGGTTCGGGCCACGTTAGCCCTGCCTCCGTTTCTGCTCTTTAGGACGTCCAGCGCGGCGCTGATGCAATCCGCCTTTGCAACTAAGCTGGCTTTGCTTGCGCAGGGAGCCACGAGGGTAGTGTCCGAAATAAGTGCGCCAGCTTTTGAGCCGGGAGTGGCGCGATCCGTCGATTCTGTTTTACGAGGCGTGTTCTCAAGCAGCCTCAATCCCGATATTTGCGACCGCAGGATTCCGGTCGTTTCTCCCTTCGCGATACGAACCACGAGGGATGAAAGCTGAACTCCGCCCACTCCCACCAGACCACTGGTTTTCGCGCGAGCGGCGCGCGCCTCTAATTCGCGACGGCTAACCAGGCGATGAGCGCGAATGACCACGCCGGGAACGCCGGTCTTGCAAGCGGGAGTCAGCGGCGGCGTGTTCATCGGCTATCTTGGTCGTTACATTTCGCTTCTGTTGGCGGAGTCATTCTCCCAACCAAGACCCCACCCCCGCCGCCCAAGCGGACCGAAGCAAGCGCGAGCATCACGGGCATCAAGGCTTGCGGCACGACCGAGTTCCCAGCGCATCGACTAACGGCCTCAACCAATCGCGAGGGTAGCCCATCAGCCAGCACAGGAACTCCGGTGCGAGCCTCATGCCACCAGTCGGCGCTGGCGACACGGCCCCGTAAATCCGCCGGGGCAACTGGTCGTCTCTCTCTCGGCCGTCCTTCGCCGTTCGCGCCATTCCCGGCGTGTCCTTGTAGTCCCTCGCTGTTGGCGTTGGGAGCAGTCGTTTCGCGATCGTCCTCGGCAGATTGTCGCATGGGTTCCACTTCCCGCCTGGCTTCCGCTTCTCCACCCAATATGCCAAGCCGCCCTTCTTTCCATCGTTCGCTGTCGGTGTCGGCAATGCACACGAGGAGCACTCGCTCTCGGAGATGCCCCGCACCAAAGGCGGCAGCGGGAAATACATCCCACCAGAGATCATACCCGAGCGCGACCAGCTCTGACACAATTCCATTCCAAGCTGCCCCGTCTTCGAGTCCCAACAAAGCTGGCGGGTTCTCAAAGACCGCGAAGCGGGGTCGAAATTCGCGAACGATTCGGATGGCGTCGGGCCAGAGCCAGCGTTCGTCAGCAGTTCCGCGCATGAGTCCGAGTGCGCTCGCAGGCTGGCAAGGCACGCCGCCCGTAATAAGTTCAGGTCGTTCGAGGTCATAGGTTTCGAGAGTCAGTTTCTTCACGTCCACGAGGTTCGGCACGCCGGGCCAAAACTCCGTCAGCATCAGGCTCGCCTCGGGATCGATTTCGCAGAACGCGACCGTGCGAAAGCCTGCGGCTTCTGCGGCGATCGAGAAGCCGCCGATGCCCGAGAATAGGTCGAGGTGAACTCCGCCCGCTCCCTCCGCCCGCGCCACTCCCGGTCTCACGTCGCCGGTAATTTGACCAAGCGAAATGTAACCAGTTGATGATGCGGACGATTCCCGCGTTGGAGCCTGGCTTGCAATCATGGCCGTGGGGCGCGGGATTCGCCGCATATCTCGTCGTTAGAAGGCAGCGCATCCCATGTCCGCCCATCAAGTTCGCGCCCCTCGGCCTTCTTGTTCACGCCACCCCATTGCTTGAAGAAAAACGGCACACCGGCGGCGCGACACTGATCACGCAACCCGCGAGCCCAATCTGGATGCATCGGACGCGACTTCGCTCCGCTCTCTCCGCCGCAGATTACCCAGTTAATCCCGAATGGCTCGTGTCCCTCGTATTCGGAGGCCAACGACTGCTTTTGCAATTGCACCGCCCCGAGCAGCGGTTCGCAGGAGAGGAAGCGCACCTTTGCCGGAAGCTGGAGCAGCATTGGGATGCGCTCGTCCGCTCGCGTCTGATCTTCCACCGACGTTCCGAGCCACACGTTCGCAGGAGGCTTTCCATCGAGCCAGGACAGGATGAAGTCCGACTGTGGCGAAGAGAAATCCGGGGCGGCGTCCACTGCCCAGCGCTGCGCTAAAGCAAGGCGGGGTCTCCAATGCGCCGGCCGTTTCGTGAGTAGTAGCCAGTCGAGATTCGGCGTAGCGTGAATGAGAGAAAGCAGGTCCGCGAGCCATTCAATCTGCACCTCGTCATCCAGCCAATCCGCCAGCGACGCGCAGAAAACCTTCGGCCGACGGCAGGCGACGTTAGTCCTGCACTTAGGGCAATCAATCTGATCTCCACCCCCGCGAAAATGAGACGTTTTCCACGTGCTCACCGCGTCGCCGCATCCAAGGCAAATGACACTGCGATTCCACTTCACCGGCAACTTCCAATTCGCCTCACTGGTCCGCTGTCGAGGCTGTCCTTTACCCCACTGCACCTTGCCGTAGCGATGGTCCATCAGCGTCTCCGCGTAGCAATGCGCGCAACCCGGCGAAACCTTTGTGCATCCAATCCACGGATTGAAGGTGTGATCCGTCCACTCGATTTTCGTATTTTCGCTCATCGGAGTTCCTTTTTCAGCCGGATCGGTTCGTGATCCGGCTTCGGGTTGAGGTAGAGGAGGCGTTGCGGCTTTGCGCCTTGTCCGACCCCGCGGGTGCAGCCAGGCAGGCGCGAGAGACGCACCGCGGAAAGCGCACCGGGATCGGCGCCGAGCGGGCAGACCAGTTGCTTGAGCGTGTCGCGCACGGCGTCCCAGTGCGCTTTCGTCGGCACCTCGCATTCCATCAGCGCATGGATGGAGCGGCCGCCGCTCGTGTAGACCGCGGAGATCGGCAGCCGCAGATTCGCGAGCACGCGCAGCCATTCGCTCGCCTCGAGCACGTCGCTCTCGAGCACGTAGTAACGCCAGCTCGTGATGCTCTCCATGCTCCGTCGCGACCACTGCGGCGCGTCGTCTCCCTGTCTGTTTTTCGCCCGCGGATTTATCATCCAGTGGCCGCTCACCGGATTGGTCAGGAACCACACGCCCTTCGGCCCCCCCGTGGGCAGAGCGCTCGGCACCGCTTTCACCGTGCGCGCTTGTGCAAGCCGATAAGTGCCCTCCGGTTCATGAGTGATCGGGCGCCCGCCGGCGCCCGTTGGCTTCTTCCAGTAGAGAAACTCCCCCTGCGAATGCTCCTCAGTGAAGACGAGCACCCGTTCATTCTCTCGGTAAAGAGCCCGCAAAAAAGCTACCGAATCGCACGACTCGACATCCACGACAGAACGGCGCATCAGCCACCCTTCATCGATCGGTGGCATGCCTTGAGTCAGCTCCCACACTGCGTAAAGATCGAGTTCCGGGCGTTTCTTTTTCTCCGCGGTCGGCTCGGGCGCCACGCCTTCGCCGGCGGACTCATCGGTGGGCCTCGCCCATTGCCCGTTGCCCGCGGGCACGCCGAGGGCCGCCCCGAGCTCCTGCACACAGCGTTTCCACTCCCAGCCCTTGATGTGCATGAGCAGCGCGATCCCGTCGCCGACGAGCAATTCCCCGTGGCCCTGCGAACAAAGGAAAGTCCCATCGCCGGCGAGATCATCGAAGCGAAAGCGATCTCTCCCACCGCAGCCAGGGCACGGCCCGTGTGAATTGCGGAGCAGCGCCGTGGCCGCACCAAAGCGGCCGAGAATCTCGACCCATCGACCATTGGACGCGTGCTTCACATCGCGGACGTCGTAGAACGCGCCTTTCTCTGGATCGCTCATGGCAGGCTGGGTGCACAGCGTGCCGCACACTTAGGACAGCCCGCATCGAAGTGCGGCCGACGATCTCCGCAGCCGAAGCAGTAATACGGACGCACCTGCAGAAAGCTGTCTCCGACTCTTACTGGATCAGGGAAGTGCTGAACACGCCTCCCGGTGTAGCCGCACTCGTCGCATCCGGCGCAACCGTGGGAGCAACTGTGACCCTCAGAGCAGTCACACGAACACCCCGAACAATCGGCCGTGAATTTTCCGTCTGTCGCCAACTCGCCGCTGTAGCCGATGGTATAAACCTTTCGGCGATCCAACTTATGGTGGCGCACAAGGCGACGCACCGAACGCCGATCGTTCGAATTGCGTAAGTTACACTTAACCGCAAGCGGCTTAACTTGGGGAGGCATGCGCTTGCTGATTACGGTGCCGCTAGATCCATCGCCGGAGTGGCTATGCCCATCTTGCGCGTCAGCTCAAAAAAACGAACGAGAAACAGGCTCCTTGCCTCATCAATGTCCAAAGGAAAAATCTGATGATCCCAAGGATTGACCTTTGGCGTCCACTCGTAGCCGCAATGGTTCATCAGATCCCGTCGCTCCGTCATCAGGAGCACGTCGTCATACCGTTTCACCCAGTGGCGGATGTCTGGCGGGACAATGATTCCGAATGCAGCACAAATGGCCCGTTCGGTCCGCTCTTCGATGACTTTGTAAGCGGGCATCGAAAGCTTCAGCGGTCGGACCATGTCGCCCACATAGGCCTCAGTGGCATCATGCATGAGGCCCCAGAGCTCCATGTGCGTGTCGTCGCCGCGGTCTTGGCGAATCACATCCGCGACGTGCACGGAATGCTGAGCGACGGAATAGAATTCGCGGCAGTGCCCTCCAAATCTGCAGGTCATGCTAAGACCGTGAGCGATGTCCCTTATGTGGACGTCTTCCGCGTCAGGATCGGTGATGAACCAACGACGCCCAGATATCGTCGCGATCCAATCGCCGCTGCGGCTCACTGTGCGCCTCCCTTCTTCTTGGCTGTCGGAGCCTCGATCCGTGCTAACCAAGCCGCCAGGCGGCTTTGCGCGGCTTCGTGGGCCGCGTGCGTCTTGCATTGGTCGGCGATGCCAAGGAGGCCCGTCCGCATCGCCAGTTCGCGGCTGCTGTATTTCGTCCCGATCGCCGAACACGGCTCGCTCGTCCCGAATTTTGGCCCCTGCACAAACCACCCGACGACCCATTGATTGCGCGCCACCCAGGCCACGCTCACGCTCGCGGTCAGCTTCGCCGCGGTCGGAAAGTGCAGCTCACAGCGATCCGGATTCTCCGCCACATTGTTCGAGCTGAAGGTGAACTCCCCATCGCTCTTTTTGTCTTTGCGGACCTTCCACTCCATCCCGGCAGCGATCTCCGCCAGCTCCGCCGCGGCCGCACGTTCCAGCTTCAGCGCCTCGCGAGCCGACTTCGCCGCCGTTTTCACGTCCGCCTTGTAGAGCTTCGCCAAAGGCTTCAACAGCGCCGGGTCATTTTCCGACCAGAAGTGTTGTTGCACGAGCACCTCCAAAAATGCGGCCCGTGCGTAGCCAGGGCTTCCCGTCGCGATGGATTTTTCAAACGCCTCTTCCGTCAGGCCGCGGCGAGCTTCGGCGAGACTGCGCCCATCGGGCAGATGCGTGGTGAGCATCTCGTAAAGCAATTGCCAGAAGCCCTCCGGCTCCGGCTGGAGTTCAACCGCCGCTGCCACCGCTCCTACTTCCGCATCCCACACCCTTTCGCGTTCGATCTCCGCTTCCTCAGCGGCGACCCGTGCCGCTTCCTTCGTCTGCTCATTCAGCATCGAGTCAGCCGCCGCGTCCACCGCGCTCTCCGCTGGCGTGTGTTCTCCCTTCGGCGCTTCCTTGAAAATGTCGTGTTTGTTTTCGATCGCCGCGGTCACCGCGAGATCGTGTTTCACGACGTCATGCACCTTGCCTGTATCGTCCCGCGCCAAAACAATCGGCACGTCGCGACCTTTCACCAGGGAAAGCCACTTCCCCTTCACCGGATCGAGTTTCACCTCCGCCTTCAGTTCGAAAGCCGCCGGCATGTCGCTGAGTTCCACATAGCCGCAGTGATGCGCCAAGGCCTTGCCGGTGTGATCCCAGAGCTGCGCATTTTCCTCGCGCGGCAATGCCGAAGTCTCCCCGTTGGTCACCAGAGCTCGCCATTGCTCATACGCCGCCGCTTCCTTTTGCTCGAAGCAGGCCGTGTTCAGACACGCATGGAATTTCGTGCCCTTCGCTTCCGCGTCGGCAGCCTGATTTTTGGTATTGTGACGGCAGTCGGTGCAAGCTCCGCCGGCCACGCGCTGCCCATTGTCCGGATCTTCGATCACCGGGACGAGCGTCGCGCATTTGGGGTCGAAGGAAGCGCCACGCAGCTCTCGCTGATAGTCCAGCATGAGCATCCGCAATTGCGCACGGGTCATGCATCCGTCTTCGCCGAAGGCCGGGCTGAGCACTTTCTTGGTCACCTCGGCACGCAGCTCCCGGCTCGGCAGCCGGGCGATCAGCTCTCCATGCGAGGCGGAAAGCCGCCCACTCTCGACCGCGATTCCGGCCGCTTCGCCACGCAGACGGCACAGGGCGAGCCGCTGCCGCACATGCATCTCAGTGCCCCGGCCGATTTTGTGGCGGATGACTTCGTAGCGTTGTTTGTCTTCCCAGTCCGGATGTTCCGCGTGCAGCATCTCGTCGAGCCGCTGGTAGCCCATCGCTTCCTCCATCGGGCTCAGGTCAGTCCGCTGCAGATTCTCGATCAGCGCCTGCTCAAGCGCCTCCTGGTCGCTCATCGCACGGATGACACAAGGCAGATCGACGATCGCCGAATCCCCGGCCGCCCGCCACCGGCACTCTCCTTTCACGAGCTCGAAGATCTGAGCACCGCGCGCGATGGCCCACGCCGCGTCATCATTCTCAGCCTCCGCGAAATGGTTCCATTTTTCCTCGCCCACGAGGCGCACGTAGATGGTCGTCGGGCCGCCTTCATTAGGCTCGATCCTCACTTCGTTCCGCGGCCGCACGAGCAGCGGCTGATCCGGAAAAAAGCCGTGCGTCTTCATGGAGAGGCAGAGCTCCGCGTGTTTCCCCGGGTCAAAGGTGGTGCGTGGATTCAGGGTGCTCCGCACGATCTGACGATGCGGGATCATCTGGATCTGCGAGAGCGCGGCGATTGGCTTTGGGCTGAGTTCTTCGGTCGGTGGCTTCATGGGTGAGGAGTGGTGGGAGCGACGCGCAGCTTGCGCAGGAAAGAGCTCTGGCGGGCCTTGGCGCCCACAGGCTGGCCGTTTTTGCCGATGCCGTTGCGATGGTGATTTCCCAGGGCCACCTCGCGCGCCGCCTGGCTGGCCCGCTCCGTCTTCTGGCCGGCCAGCCGGTGCCCGCGCATCCCCTGCAGTTTGATCAGCCCGCTGAGCACCTTCATCCGCCAGGAGACCGTCGCGCGCTCCTCGCTGAACATCTTCCCCTGCTCCGTCATCGTCAGCTCGGAGAAGGGCGCGATATTCATCGCGCGGCCCACCGCAAAGAGCCGCTTCATGATCTTCAGTGGGTGAAAGCCCTCCGCTAGAATCCACCGGAAAACGAGCTTCGCGCCGAGGATGCGCTGCCGCCATTCGTAGTCCCCAGCCTCGCCATCGAGGTTATCGCCGACGGAAAGCAAAAGCTCGTCGAACGGCACATCAACAATGGCGGGCTCGCTCGCCCCGCGGCCGCCGCGCTCGTGCCACGACCGCAGGGCATCGTGCATGTTCCGCTCAAAAATCGGACGCTTGTGCCGACTCATCCTTCGTGCGCCTCCTGCCAGGCACGCTCGGCTTCGAGCGCGTTGAACCTGCTGCCAATGCGCTGGATTCGCCGCCGCGGAGGCCGGCCGGCAGTCTCATATTCCGGCTCCGGCATGACCACTTCGCGCGGTGTGGGAAGCTGTCCCGCTTCCTTGGCCCGGCGTGCCTGTTCCGCCCCTTCATCCCCGACGATCAAGACCCAGCAGCGCCATTGCCGCTCCTCGCGCAATTCCGCCGCCCGCGTTTCGACGATCGAGAGTTCTTCCTCCCACGCCTCCACGCGCACCTCGATCCACGACCATTCCTCCGCGGCAAAAAGCGCCGTCTCGCGCCGCAAATATTGCACCGGTGCGATCGGACTCTCCGGATTGAGCCGACTGATAATCGCCCGCACGATCACCTCACCTCCCCCGTGTTCCCGCCGCCAACCTTTAGCCGCGCGGCGATAAAGGTCTCAAACTCCTCAAACTTGAGCTCCCGAGGCAAACGCCGCACGACAAAGAGCCCCAGAAACTCCCTTCCCGCCATCGCAGCAACGATTTCCAACGGCCACGCCGGCAGACGATCGGCCTTCGACGTCATTTCGATCCGCACGGCGCTCAAGATTGACCCTCCCGCCAAAAAACCTCATCGCGACAAACTCCAAGTGGGACACTCCAGGTGGGACACTCCTCTTTTGGCACGCAAGCTTCCCAAGCTGCATACGGGAGTTCGATTCTCCTCACCCGCTCCCCCTCATCTCTGAAAGGGGCTCATTTACAGGGCTGTGCAAGTTTGCTCAAACTTGCGTTTTTCCCAAAAACGTGACAGTGATGTGTGACATGAGCACTCCCGCAAAATTGACGCGCGGCATTTATAAGCGCGGTGACGTTTTTTGGCTCAATTTTCAACGCGATGGGAAGCGCCGTTTCATCTCGCTGGACACGGCCGATGCGGTCGAGGCGATCACTCGGGCGAACAATCTGCGCGACCATCGCTTTCCTGACGAAGCGACCCCCTTTCTGCGGAGCGTTGAAGAATACCTGGCGGAGAAAAAGCGACTGAACCTCTACTCTCGCGCTACGGAGCGGGTGCATGGGGCCGTCCTCCGCGAATTCGGCAAACGCGTCGAAGGCCGCTCTCTCGACGGGATTCCCGTCAAGGTGGCGAGCGACCACTACAAGGATCTCCAGGCGCGCGTATCCGAGACGACTGCGCAGATTCACATCCGGGCTCTAAGGGCGTTTTTTAACGCGCAGAAGAAAATCTGCCGGATCAACCCATTCGCGGACTTGGAACTTGGAAAGATCGACCAGCCGGCACGCGTCATTTTTTGCACGAAGGCGCAACGAGACGAGCTGATCAAGGCGGAAAAGGACGACGACCTTCAGTTCATTTTCCTCGCCGGCTTCGATGCCGGCCTGCGGAAAAATGAGATCATCGAGGCGCGAGTTTTCTTTTTCGACATGAAGGGGCACGCGACCCACCTGCAAAACACGGCCACTCTTCGGCTGAAAGACAACGAGGCTCGCACCATCCCGATGACGAAGCGGTTCCGGCGCTTTCTTGGCCGCTACCTCAAGGGGAAGAAGCCGAATGACTTCGCGTTGAAGCCCGATGTCGAGCACGGCAAGGGCACCTACCGTTACGATTTCCATCGGCCCTTCAACGACTTTCTCGATGCGGTGGACGAGAAAGGCGAGTCGCTGGGGCGGCGCACCATGACCTTCAACGGCCAGCGCATCACCGCCCACGTCATGCGGCACACCTTCGCGTCATTGCTCGTCCAGGCAGGTGTGAGCGTTTACAAGGTCGCGCGTTGGCTCGGCGACGGCGTGGCGGTCGTCGAGGATCATTACGGCCATCTCGCGCCGAAAGATTCGGACATCGAGAAGGCGCAGTGACCTTCACTGCTTGTTGAGTTGTTCGGCCGCTTCCGCGTATTTCCGTTTGTCGATCGCACGATCAAGATCGACGCGATCATAAAGCGTCGAGCCTTTGCGGCGTGAAAAGGGTGCCACGGCCAGCTCCTTGAGCATCGTCTCGCCGCCGACATAATCGGCGGCGTCCTCCGCGCGCAGGAGCCGCGG